GACGAAGCTCGACGTGCACGAGGTCTCTCTCGTGGCCGAAGGCGCCAATCGCAAAAAGTATCTCATCACCAAGAGCAAAAAGAAGGGCTCCTCGATGCCAGACGATTCCATTCGCGACAGCTTGATGTCGGTCCCCCAAGAAAAGCTGGAAGCCTTCGCGCGTATCGCCAAAAGCAGCTTCAAAGGCAAAGACGGCAAAGACGAGGTGCTCGACGACAACGCTCAGGCTGCGATGAAGGCCGCGATGCGCATCCTCGAGCCGCACAGCAAGTCGATACCGGCGCCGAAGATCCAAGAGATGCTTGCGGCGATGAGCACGGACGGCGCCGATGCAGCCGAGGCCGAAGACGACGCTCAAACGGCCGAGGACGAGACGATTGTCGCGGACGAAGACCAGCTCAATAAAGGCAAAGACAAGCCCGCTTTTCTCAAAGACGACGCCGAGGACGCCGATAAAGACGAGACCAAAAAGTCCGCCGACGACGCCGACGACGAGGAGGACGACGAAGACGAAGAGTCTGTCGATAAAGCCGCCGACGAAGACGAAGCTGGCGATGACGACGCGGATGAGGAGGAGGGCGTCGACAAAACCTGCGACGGCCCCGGCCTCGACGACAAGCAGTTCGCCGGCCCCTTAGACGGCAAAAAGAAGGCCGCCTTAGCAAAAGCCCGTCAGAGCTTTGTTTCGACAATGAAGTCGATGGGCTACGATACAAACAATCTAGGCCAGCCCAAACAGGTCTCGACCGCAACCCCACCCGTGGAGATGAAAAACGTGGCAAAATCCGCAGACGCACTTAACCTAGAGAGTTTTACGCCCGAACAACGCGCCGCTCTCACCCCGATTCTCAAAAGCCAAGCGCAAGCTTCGGCGCGCATGGCCGAGGAGCTTAAAGAGGCCGTCGCCAAAAGCACCAAGCTGCAAAACGAACTCGACCGCAAAGAGTTCGTCGCCAAAGCCGCCGCCTTCCCGCACCTCGGGCCCGCCGACAAGCTCGGAGAGCAGATGCACAAGCTGCATCAAAAAGACCCCGAGGTCCTCGAGCAGTGGATGGACGTTCTAAAGAGCGCCAACGCCGCCTCAGACCAAAGCGGCCTTTTCGAAGAGCGCGGCTCGCGCCTCGGCGCTCTCGGTGGCGCGGACGAAAAGATTGCCCAGGCCACCGCGCAAATCGTTCAAAAAAGCAATATTTCCAAAGAAAAAGCCGAGGCGCAGTTCTTAGAGACCGCCGAGGGTCGACAACTCTACAAACAAAGCCGCGCCGAAGCTGAGCGCGCCAAAAGGAGCGCCTAATGGCCATCGAGCAACCCCTCTTTAAAATTGGTCTCTTTCCCTCCGACGACGACCGCAGCAATACCGCGCTGAACCAGTTTTTCGGCGTCCAGGTGGGTGTTGCGAAAAACGTCGTCGGCACCAATACGGGCAACGCCGCAATCGTCGCGCCCACCGCCGGCGGACCAATTATCGGCGTGTTGCAAAACAACCCCATCCAAGGCGAGGCCTGCGAGCTGACGGCTCTTGGCATCACGAAAGCCCGCTGCACCGGCGCCTTTTCCGTCGGCGACGCCTTGATGGTCGATGCGCAGGGCGGCTTTAAAAAAAGCGACGGCGGCGCCTCGACGACGACCGTGGCCATTGCCGTCGAGCAGGGCGTCAGCGGCGCGATTGTCTCTGTGTTGTTGAAGTAAGCATCTATGGCGTCTCCCGTCCGCTCAGAAGTCCACCTATACGGCACTGGTGCTTCTGCAGCGGCGGAGACGACCACGACCTATCAAGACCAAAAGCTCGCCGCCTCGGGCGTGACGGCGCCTCTGTCGAAGACCTCCGTCATCCAGACGGTCTATTATTGCCAAAAGACCGACGCGGTTTTAGCGGTCGTCGTCTTAGACCCCGCCACACGCACCGTGCGCACCGCGCAAACAGACGACGCTACGCCGGTGCTCGGTATCATCACCAGCAAGCCCTCCGAGACGACCGCCGTCGTCGTCAGCTTCGGGCCGGTAGACGGCTTTGCGGATTTGCAGATGGGCGCGCGCTACTATCTTGGGCCCAATGGTTCTTTGTGGACGCCGCCGCTTTTGGATTCGGCGCTGATGTACGTGCACCCCGTCGGTCTAGCTGTTACAGATTCTCAAATCTTTGTCATGCCTTCATGGCCTAAAGTAAAAAGGATCTACGACGATGGCTCAGAGCAAAACGACGGCAGCTAAAACTCAAGAAATTCGGCTCAGCAGCGACGAGCTTTTGGCGATGGTCAAGGCAGACCACCAAGTCGCCCTCGCTAAAGCCGAGCACGAAAATGCGCAATTGGCTCAAGTCAGCCTCGAGGCGCAAATCAAACTCGCCGCAGCCGAAGTGACGCGCAAGGCCGAGACCACAAAAGCGGCCCTCGACGCGGCGCAAAAGCACGGCGAGGCCCTAGGCGCGACGCTAGCAGAGCGTTACGATTTTGATTGGAAGACGCATTCTTATTGCACCGAGACCGGCGCGGTCCGCCGGATTACCGAGGATTAAGCCATGGCGTTAGTTAAGCCCCTGTTTTTCAATACCGTCGAGGGCATCGAGCAGGAGCTTAACCCCCTCGTCGATACGTTCGCCGTCGCTCAGCTCACGCTCAACGGCGTCGCCGGCGTCGGTATCAACGCCAACGGTCAAAGCATCACAGGCCTGCCGTTGCCGCAGGGCGCCACCGACGCGACGACGAAAGGCTATGTCGATAGCGTCGTCCAGGGGCTTAACTTAAAGCCGGCTTGCCTCGTTTGCGCGACGCAAAATATCACCCTATCGGGAACGCAAACCGTCGACGGCATCGCCCTCGTCGCCGGCAACCGCGTCCTCGTCACCGCGCAAACCAACGCCGTACAAAACGGCATCTGGGTCGTCGCCTCGGGAAACTGGACCCGCCCCCTCGATTATCAGACCGGCGCCTCGGCCGCAGCCTCCTATACCTTCGTCGAAGAGGGCAGCGTCAACGCCGATAACGGCTTCGTCTGCACCACCGACCCCGGCGCCGATACAGTCGACACCTCGCAGACGGTCTGGAGCCAGTTCTCCGGCGCCGGGCAGATTATCCCCGGCTCAGGCCTCGTCAAAGGCGGCAACACGCTCAACGTCGCGCTGGCGGTGCCCTCGGGTCTGCAGTTCACTTCCGGCAAGCTCGATACCTACCTCAACGGCTCGGGCGGCCTTACCAAAGACCTCAACGGCTTGCGCGCACTCATCGTCAACGCCGGACAAGCCGGCGCGACGCTCTCTTCGACCTCGAACGGCTTATCTGTCTTAGGCCTGCCGAGCCTATTCACCGTCAATGGCGTCGCGACGTCAGCCAACGTCACCGCGGCCAATCTCGGAACGCTGACCGCCGGCAATCTCTCGCTCGCCGATAGCATCCATTCGCACAACAGCGTCATCGGCGCGACGACCGTCGTCGGCTACCACCAGTGCGCCTCGAGCCTCGCTGCGGGAGACCCGGTAGCCTGGTCCTCGACGAACAACACACTCGCTCGCGGCGACGCGACAATCGACGCCTCAGCGCGCATCATCGGTATCGCAGCCACGGGCGGCGCCGCCGGAACGAGCGTGCCGATTCTCAAGCGCGGCATGGCGACGGGCGTTTTGTCGAACGCGACGGCGGGGCTGCCGGTCTATTTGAACTCGGGCGGAGGGCTAACGCAGACGGCTCCGTCGGGCGCGAGCATTCGCCTCGTCCGCGTCGGTTGGGCGATTAACGCGACAGACCTAGAGTTCCAGCCCTACGACCTCGGCAAACGGTCCGCGTAATTGAGTTAGTCCGCGCCCTAAGATAGAGAGGGGTATGATGAAAAACGTATCCCTCTCTTTTTGTGTCATATGTAACTCCAGACTGAAGCGCGGGCGGAAATACTGCTCTCTTATTTGCTCCGCCGAAGGTCGTTTCAATATACCGCGAGGCATTACGATAGAGGCGTATTTGGACAGCAATCTTAACAAAGAAGGCGGACCCGACTCCTGCTGGCCGATACACGAAAGGTTCCGGGAGCCGCGATTAAGTTACGGTCGTTTTCGCTTTCGCGGCAAGTTTTATCGTGCCCATCGCCTTGCTTTGCAATTGTCCGGCGTCGAGCTGCTCGACGAGCAGCACGTACGACATACTTGCGATAACGGTCCCTGCTGCAACCCCGCGCATCTTCTCGCGGGAACCCAAGCAGAAAATAACGAGGACCGAAAACAAAGAGGTCGCGCAGTGCAGCGTAAGGGTCTCGCGGCAAAGAAGACTAAATTGACACGAGAAGATTTGCTTTGGATTCGAAAACACGCGGATAATAAGACGATGAGCACCGTCGATATGGCCTCTTGCCTAAACGTAAGCCGCGCGACGATTCGACGCGCAGCGGCTCGGTACGGGGCTTACGCCCATGACTGACAGAGTTCGCTGTTTCAAAATCGAGCGCCCGGCAGAAGGCGGCACGCAGGACGACACCCCGGGCGGCTTCACCGAAGTCGATATCGGTCAGGACTATCTCGATTGCGCCGGCGTCACTCTGCAGCGGCCCGGCGCCGTCACCTCGACCTCGGATGCCCTCGTGCGCGCCGAGCGGACGACCGCCGGAGCCTTGCACCTCGTCGACACCGTCGCCAACGGAACGACGGGCCTCGATCTCAGCCAGCTGCTCAACAACGTCTCGGGTAGCGTCGGAGCCTTTAATAGCCTCGCCGATATCCGTTTATGGATAGACGGCCCGGGCGACGGCTTCGCCTCGGGCGCCGTCCGCACCCGCCTAGGGACAGCCCCCAACTCAAACGGGTATGTCTGGTATAAAGCGGCATCGTCGACCGCGAAGATATTCGATTGTACGATTACCTACGCCGCGGGCAGCATTCTTCCGGCGACGAAGACCTATCGGCTCTATGCCGCCGACGGCGCCACCGTCCTGCGCAGCGCTACCGATACCTTCACTTGGAACGGCCCTATCTTGACGCAAAAAACGAGGACGTGGAGCTGATGAGCGGCGACGACAATTTATTTTCAGTAGACCAAGATTATAACGCTACGGCCTCGAATTTCGTGTCGACCTCCGGACGCGTCGGCAACGCTGCGGCCTCGACCCAGGGCGCGCGCGTCGTCGCCGGATACGACCCGAACTCGCTGCTTGCGCCCTTTCGTTTAGACGCCGGCGGCAATATCCGCGTCGCCCCCGCAAATCCGAGCGGCGGCTCGGTCTTCGTCTACAACGGGCAGACGCCTCCCGCCGCAGCGAGCCAATACGGCCAGCAAATCATGGCGCTACAACCGTTGCCGACGCCGGTGTATCTGCCCTTAAGCCTCGATCCGGTTGGGGCGCTAAACGTCCACGAAAAAAGCAAAGCCACAGCGCGCTATATCGTGACGACGATGGCGGGAGGGGCGGCCGGAAAAAGTATGTTTAGTATATTCAACGGCAGCACGGCGACGATTCTGCGCATTCAACAGGTCAATATTCAAACGCCCTACACCTATACGACAGGCGGAACGCTGCTCGGTTTGAGCAGTCCGACAAACCAATCAGTTGTCATGCTTCACGAGATGCGACGCATCACCGGCCATACAAAAGGCGCCTCCGCTTCCACGATCGGCTACGGGCTGGCCGACTCGAACGATACCGTAGACCCGCTTATCGTGGCGCTCACGAACGCAACGCTCGTCGGCCCGGCGAGCAATCCCTTTCACCGCGCCGACGCTAACAGCCCCTCGGGCTTGCCCTGGTATTTGCGCGGCGACCAAAATCAAAAGACCCTCAACCTGCGGCCCGGCGAAGGCATGAGCATCACCACTGTCAGCAATACCAGCAATTTTAACTTCGATATCGAGGTTATCGTCACCGTCGCGCCGGGCTGACTTGCCTAAGCAGGGTATTTGCGCTGCAATTCGCGCTTAGATGTGCCTCTTTTCATCAACGCCGGGGTTCAATAGACTAACCCCAAGGCCTTTACGCCTCACAGCAAACACCCAAGGGAATTTGACTCATGCCAACACTCACTCGCTCGGACGTTCATGTAAACCGGCCCCTTGGGTCTATCGCCGTGGCGACAATCCAAGACGAGACGGATTTTATCTGCGATAAGGTATTCCCCTCAATTCCCGTGCAGAAGCAATCCGACCGCTACTTCGTCTATACCCGCGATTACTGGTTTAAAAGCGGCGCCACCAAAAGAGCGCCCGCTACCGAGTCCGCAGGCGGCGGCTTCCACATCGACAATACGCCGTCTTATTACTGCGATAAGTGGTCGTTTCACATGGATGTGGACGACGACACCCGCGAAAACTGCGACGACCCGATTGATATGGACCGTGACGCGACTCAGTACGTCATGCGCAATATCCTCTTGCGCCGCGAGAAGCTCTTCGTCGGCCGCTATCTAAGCCCGGGCGTTTGGGGCGGACTCGTCGCGACGAACTCCTCGGGCCTCGTCGGCCCCGAGGACTTTACCCCCGCCGTCAGCTGGTCGAACGACAACTCGAACCCGATGAACGACATCTCGATTTTGCGCCGCGAGATTAAGCGCAACACGTCTCTGACGACCAATACGATGGTCGTATCCGACGACGTCAACGAGCGCCTCAAGCAGCACCCCCTCGTGCTCGACCGCATCAAATACACCGAGACCGGAATCGTCACCGAGCAGCTTTTGGCGCGTTTTTTCGGCGTGTCGAAGTACCTTGTCGCCTCCGCCGTCGAGAACATCGCGCAGGAGGGCATGGTCGGCTCTTATAACTTCATCACCAACAACAAGGTGCTTTTGACCTACGTCGAGCCCGCACCCGGTATCCTCAAGCCGACCTCCGGTTTGATATTCGCTTGGGCCGGCCGCTTCGGCGCCTCCGCCCTCGGCTCGCGCATGAAGACCATTCGCATGGAAGCGCTGGAGGCCGACCGCATCGAAGGTGAGATGGCTTTTGATATGCACATGGTCTCGCCTGAGCTGGGTGTGCTCGGCGTCAATCTCTTGGATGCTTAATTCGTGTACGTCTCTAGAGCCCTAATGAACGTCACCGGGAGCGACGGCTTGAGTCGGTCCGTCGCCCCCGGTGAGACGATTCCCGATTTCGAAGCGTGGCCCTACGTGTGCCGGCGGGCCATGCTGCGCTTAGGTCGGGTCGAAAAGCTCGGTGCTAAAGAGGCCGGTAACCTCAGCATCGCGGGCGGCTATCTGCATTTCGAAGCGGAAGCGAAGACGCCGCCCGTCTTGCCGTTGCCCGAGGCTGCCGTTTTAAGCGCGCCTGAGCCGCTTTCTTGTTCGATGTGTCCCCGCGCGTTCGATACGCCAGCGGGCCTCAAGCGCCATATTCGCAAGACGCACAACAAGACGAACAAAGGCGCGACGTGAGCTTTACCTACGGTGGCGCGGGCAGCTCGCCGACGAGTACGGTCCGATTTTTAATCGGCGACACCAACGAAGCCTCGCCTTTGGTGACGGACGAGGACATCGCCTACTTGCTCGGCGAGGTGCAGGGCAATACGCGCCTGGCGGCGATTATGGCCTGCGAGGGTATCATTGCGTCGCTGTCGCGCTATTGCGATCAGACGGTCGGCTCCGTCTCGAAGAGCTTCAGTCAGATGCGCGACGGCTACGCAGCAACGCTGGCGAACCTTCGGGCTCGAGCCGCCTATTCGGGCGGCCGGCCCTTCGCTGGCGGGATATCGCGCGTCGCCGAACGCCTCGCCGAGCGCAACCCCGATAGGATCCGCCCGCAGTTTTCGACGCGCATGATGAACCCCCGCTGCGGCGACACGAACGTCACCGGAGCGCTCGGTATCGAGACGACCGACGGCGACGATTACCGTGGCCGCTAAGGCGCTCATCCGCCCGAAGCGCAAGTTTATCGATAAGACCGAGCGGCTGCGGCGCCTGGAGTACGTACTTAAAAAAGCCCGCCATTCGTTCGTCAAAGTCGGCATCGTTAAAGCCGACGACGTCTATCCCGGCACGAACGTCAGCGTCGGACAGGTGGCCGCGTGGATGGAGTTTGGCACGCATACCGCTAAAAAAGAGAACGACGACGGCGGCGCGGAGCTGGTCCCGGCGCGCAGCTTTTTGCGCGTACCCGTCGATAAGGCCCTCGGGCGCATCGAGAAGGTCCGCGACAAGCAGCTCGAGGCGATTATCCACGGCGAGACAGGCATCGGCGAAGGCCTCGACGCCATCGGCGCCGCCGTGCAGCTGATTATCCAAAACGCGATTACCCGCGGCATCAGGCCGAAGCTCGCCGAAAGCACCGTCAAACAAAAGCGCCGGCAAGGCTATCCGGATACGCCTTTGATTCGGACGCGTTTTATGTTTGACCACATAGGATTTCAGACGACCCTCAACCACTAGGACAAAGCGATGAACGAGCAGGAGCTAGAAAACCGGATCGTGGAATTACGACTCAACGGCCCGAGGCTGTCTCCGAATCTTATAGATAGCCGTATCAAAGGCGTCACCTACACGAAGCTTCCGAACGGAAAATGCTGCGTTTGCGAAATGACGCTGCAAAACGGGTTCGTCGTTCTCGGCGACGCCTCTTGCGTCAGCCCAGAGAACTATAACGACGAAATCGCCCAAAGAGTCTCGTACGAGAAGGCACGGGACAAAATATGGGAATTGGAAGGGTATCTCCTGCAAGAGGATTGCTTCCAGAAGGCGCAAAGGTAGCGCATGTGGCGCTTAGACGGACCGGTCGAACTACTCGAATGCGACGAGACGGTCGACGTGATAAGGCAAGGTCGAAAAACCCCCGATTGCATCACCTACGTTGACGGCGTAGCGCTCGCCGCCGCGGCCCCGACGCGTGTTCGCGTCGTCGCGACGCTGCAGCCGATGGCCGGAAAGGACCTTCTGCTCGTGCCCGAAGGCTTTCGCGATAAAGAAACGCTCTGGATGTGGCAGGCGCATCGCATCGAGGCTCAAGGCGACTTTCGCCTCGATCTCACGGACCTCGTGCTCTACTCGGGAAAAGCCTACCAGGTTCAGTCGAGCGAGGACTGGGGCAGCTATACCCGTTCGATGCTCGTCGCCTGCGATACGGGCGCCTACGTCGGCGCGATTGACGCCGCAAATCCACCGGCCGTCTATCCGGCGCTGCTCGAATAAATAGAGCCCGGGCCGTGCTGGTGTCGCAGCTTTTTGATGGTACGCTTCGTTTATGGCTGCCTTGTCCGTCCCTGTAAACTACGCGCTCTGTCGCAAGGCGCTCGTCGCCGCGCTCAGCATTGCGACGGGCCTAGATCCAAGCTCGATTATTCGCGCCGAGGGACAAGGCCCCGTGCAGCCGCGGCCGAAGCTGCCTTACGTGACGTTTAAATTTAATCGCGTCTCGATCCGCAATGGCCGCGACGCCTGCCGCCCGGCTCCGGGCGAGGGCGATTCAATGTGGCGCTATACCGGCGAGCGCGGCATTGCGGTCGATATTCAGACCTACGGCCGCGACCAAGACGAGGCCTACGCCCTCGCTAGCGCCATTCAATTCGGCCTCGATACCGAGCCGGTGGCCGACGCTTTAGCCCTGGCGGATTTAAGCGTCTGGTCTTTAGGCGACGCGACGGACATCACCGCCCTTTTGAGCACTGGATTTGAGGGACGAGCCCTTTTAGAGTGTGAGTTATGGCTGGGCATCTCGGTCCTTGTTGATTTGGGCGAGATGGCGAGCGTGCCGGTGGTCGGCGTATTGACGAGCGACGACGGCAACCAAATCGACGAATCGTTTACCGTAAACCTTATTTAAAAGAGCATTGGGGCGACATGACAGCCATCGACAACATTATCAGCGTCAATATCACCCAAGATACCTCGGCGGTATCCGCTGCAAACTTCGGCGTTCCGCTTATTCTCGGCAGCTCGAATCCGGGTTGGGGTGACGGCGATAACGTCCACGTCTATTCCGATGCCGCCTCGATGCTGACGGACGGCTTTAACTCTTCGTCTCCCGAGTATCTCTACGCCACCGCGATGATGAGTCAGACGCTAACGCCGACGGAGTTTTTAGTCGGTCGAAAAGCTGGCGCCTCGTCGTCGGGGCAGAGCGTTACGTTGACGATTAACTTCGGCACGAGCGCCTATTACGGCGTGATTATCAACTCCGAAGGCTATTACGTCTCCGGTGCGGACCAACCCACCGTCGCCGCAAACCTCGTGTCCGCCATCAACGCCTCAAACATCGGGCTATCTGCCGCGGTGACCAACGAAAACAACGTTCAAGTTACCATCGGCGCCAACGCAACCATCAACACCAGCCAGCCCGACGGGCTTACGGTCGGCGAGCCGGCAACCTCCGAGGCTGTCATCCCCGCTATGGCCAGCGTGTTATCGACCATTTCAGCGCAAAATAACGATTGGTATGGGCTCTGCCTCGCCGGCGGCTCCGACGAGGATATCCTTGCCGCAGCAGCCTATATCGAAGGCGTCAAAAAGATTTTCATTGCCGCCACAAGCAGCGCCGACGCCGCAGAAAACGGCACGGGCGATATCGCCACCCAGTTGCAGGCCGCCGGCTATAGGCGCTCGGCGCTGGCGTACGTGCCGGCATCTAAAGATCAAGGCTTTGCCGCTGCGTGGCTTGGGCTCGTTTTGCCGACGGTTCCGGGCCAAGCGAACTGGGCCTATAAGACTCTTTCCGGTATCACCGCGGATAAGCTGACGAGCAATCAACTGGCCATCCTCTACGGCAACCCCGAAGGCGGAACGTTCGGCAAAAACTGCAACGTCTATACGCCGTTTTTCGGCACCAACGTCACCTTTCCCGGCATGAGCGCTGGCGGCCAGTATATCGACATTACTATCGGCCTCGACTGGCTGCAGGCAAACATTCAAACCGAGGTTTTCGCGCTCCTGAGCGGCGCGACGAAGGTTCCCTATACCGACGCCGGCGGCGCGCTTCTAGC